ATCATAATTAAAAGGGTAAAAGTGCATAGTCGAATGATATATTTTGTACTTCTGAATCTACTTCTCGTAATGCCAACTTAAATGAAGTGCTTGTTTTTTCTCTGATGCTAAAAATTACATCATTGTTTGCGCCAAAAACTCCAGAAACGTGAACTAACGAGCCTAACACTTCATATTGGTCAGTTCCCACATTTGGAAATGTAACCGTTTTAAGTACGTCAGAACCTCCAACATCACCAATATAATAATTTGCTATTCTTAAGAAGGGACTTGCTGCTGGTGCTGCTTGTATTGCGTTAATTTGTGTTTGCAAACTTGCAACTTCCTGCGCAATGAAATTCAATATAGCCGTTTCAACTACTCTATGTTCAGTCGCTGTAATATCGCTTTGACTTGCTAAATTCAAATCTATAATTGCTTGTACTTCTGCTTGTGTTGCCATAATTTAAACTATAAAATAATCAATTGTGTAGTCGTCCGCGTTGTAATCTGGGATAATAGATTGCTCTACTTTGATTGGTAAAATAAATAAACCGTTTCTGTCTACCTTGTATTCATCTTGTGTTACTAATATTTTATTAGTTGGGATAGTTGGATTTGCTCCATCTTGAAAATAACCATAACCTTTTATTGCTAGGTTTGTTTGCTGCAATTGTATTACCTTTGGTTCTACATCATAGATAACATGAAATCTAACCCACGCTTGGTTGTCGCTATCGTATAACCCAGCAAAAGGTGGTATAGTAATATCAAAGTCTATAAAGTCATTTACTATCCTACCAATCTCAACCCTGTCAATTGCGTTTGAGCCAGTTGGGTTAAACCTTGTCTTTTGATACGAGGACAAACTAGGTACTGCCGTTATGTTACCTTGCCAGATAAATATTTGCACCGTGTAAGAAGTGCACACTAGCGAATTGCTAGGACTAGTTAACGGAATATCAATATAGTATGGAGATAGTGTTTTAATCATTTTTTACTTTATATAATTGTAAAACCGCAGCAAGTTTACTATAAGGATTTAACCCTAAATTTCTAGCATCAGCAGTGCTTATCCTTTTACAAATGGATATGTCTTTATTTAAAGAAGTATAAGCGGAATGTATTTGCTTATCTTGCTCGATTAATCTTAAAATATACTTTATCATTTGTTATTCTTTAAACTTGTTTTTAATAAATCTCTCATATCTAAACCGTAAGCCTCTATTAATTCTTTAGGTAGTCTTCTCATTTCTTTGTTAAAAGCATCTGTTAAAAATCTAGTAGGCTTTTTACCTTTGTTGTAAATTGACCGTGCAATTAATAAAGCTGTTTGTTTGTAGCTTAAAAACTTGCCGCTTTTTTCATTTTTAAATTGAAATCTTTTTCTGCCAACCCAACCTATTAACGCTTTAGTCAAACCACCATTACCACTTCCAAAAGATTTGCCGTATTTAAATGGACTGTAAGGCGCTAAAGCATCGCTCTTGAATCCTTTTACTCCTTGGTCTACAAAAGAAGCGTAATCTAATGCCTCTAATGTAAATTCAATACTATTCTTTGATACTTTAATATTGTACTTTAAACTATTTCCTAAATCTCCCGTGTCGCTTTTTCTTGCTATGTTTGCTTTGGCTCTGTTTATTATTTGTGTGCCAAAATTATCTAAGGCTTTTTTAACTAGCATAATGAAACCAAAACGTTTGGCACGTCGATTGTAAATGTCATAACCCAACCATCTAATAAATTCTTTTTACTCTCGTTCATCTGTTCGAGGGTAGGATTTTCGCTGGCGGTTATATCGTTCTCCTCAAAGTCTTTTAACATTAACAACCATAATCGGTTAACAACCGCTAGAGTTTCGTTTAGATTATCTATTTCGTTGTCGTTATCGTAAAATTTATCGGTGGTTATTTCTTTGTTAATATCTCTTATATCCATCGCACCAATTTGGCAGTCGAATCTTATGACACTATCGCTAGGAAAAGAACAATTACCAACGCTAACATGTAACAGAGGAAATATATTTTTCTTACTAATATCAACGTCTTCAAAATCTCCTTGTGTTATTGTGTTAATAAAATAATCCTGCTCGGCTAGAGTCTTAATGTATCGTAAAATTTCGCTATATCCGTTCATACTACTAAAACGATAAGATTGCTAATATGTAACAAAAGAAATAAACCCTACTCGAATGAATAGGGTTTATTTTTACAATTCGGTTATTTGTTTACCGTTAGATTTATTTTGCGCACTTATGATTGCTTTATTTTCTACGACCTCGCAACTCAAAAACAATAAACATTTATGCAAACTTAGTTGGGTTACTTTATCAATCGCAAAGATGTCGTCTTTAGCTAACTTTTTAATAGTAGGATACCAACCCCAATCTTTAAAGTAATTTGCCATTTCCTCTCCCTCGCTTATTCCGCGCTCGAATATCTCAGGGTATAATCCTCTAACTCGCTCGCTAAATTCAAAAAAAAAACCAGCGCTCCATTAGCAATATTTAAAGGCATCGATTTCATTCGCTCGGCATATTCCGCAGTACCTTTATAGCTTTCGATTTCATACCTACCGTGTGCTTTGTTTCTTATTGGTCGGAATAGTATAGCCATTAGATTATGTAAATCATTTTGGCTTGTTTGGTATTTCTCTAGATCTGCAAACTCTCCTAAACTTATTTCTTCAAAGTCATTTATAAATCCAAACTCTAAACCATCTAATTTAAATGTAGACTCAAAAGAAACCGCTGTATTTAAAGCAAGGTCTACTTGCTTACTTATACGCTCAAAGTCAATAGCCTTTACGCTACCAAAATCTTTAAACGGTATGTTTGTAAATATTGATACTTTACGTTTGTTAAAATTCATTATATCTAAGTCGCGCTCTAGCAACTCCATATACTTCTGGAACTGCCCTAATGTAACCTCGCTAATATTTTCTGGTATGTTTATTTTCATAATTATCTTATATCGAATTTTACGGTTCTTAATAAATTCCTTTCTATTCCGTAGCAAGTTAAATCTATATGCTCATCATGTTTTGCGTTTGGAAATGTACCCACTTGGTTTAAAAATGATTCGTTCCAATTGCCCTTAACAAGTTTAACTCTGCCGCCCTCAATGTAAGGCGAGCAAGTCCTAACGTTTTCAATCTTTGAAGTGTTTACAAAAGATGTTGTTATCTCTGCTACATTCAAACCACTTCCACTTCTTAATAATTGCGCAATTGATTTACCAGAAGCTTTTGGTTCTACCAATGTAAGCGAAACATTTAAACCAGATGAAATTATAAAACTTGGTATGTATTTTATTAATTCAGGAATCTCTAAGTACTTATCTATTGATTGAAATATAATATAATCATCTCCGCTTTTAGCGCCAATTTGCAAACCAGTTGGGTCATTTTGTGTATTCTTTGTGTAAGCACCATCTATAATTAACTCCCACTTTAAACCTTTAGGAACTTCTGACTTATCTATTATTTGGAAGTGTTCTTTTTTCCATTCACCACCCTCATCTGGTGCAGGTGTTTGCATATATTGACCAGCAAAAGTATATCTGCTTGCTTGTCTTATTTGCTCTAATTCTTCAAACGTGTGCTTTTGTTGCCATAACGGATTGTTGTCCTCGTCAATTGCTGGTAGACATAAGTGATGCCATTCTTCTCCGCTACCACCGTTTAGTAAATAACCGCTTAAGTCATCTTCATGCAACCTTTGCATAATTACAATAATAGGAGTTTCCCTATCGTTTACACGCGACCTAATTGTATTATTATATCTTTCGTTAACTGCATTTCTTTTAACCTCGCTAAAAGCATCGTCTGGCTTTAAAGGGTCGTCTATTATTATTGCACCGCTAAATTCTTTACTATCTGCTATGCCAGCACCAAAACCAGTAATTGCGCCGCCCGCAGAAGTTGCATAAACTCCACCTCCGTATTCATTAAACCATTTACTTTTAGATTGCGCATCTTTTTTTAGATTCATTTTCCAAAGTTGTTGATATGAATCGCTTTCAATATATTCTTTTGTAAGGCTAGAATTATCTAACGCTAAACTATCGGAGTAGCTTAAGTGTATAAACTTTGACGCTGGATTTAAAGCTAGCCCATAACTCATAAATGCTTTAACGGCTAACTCTGTTTTTCCATATCGAGGCGGCATATTTATAATAAGCCTTTTTATCTTACCGTTAATTACGTCCATTAAAGTATTGGATAACAATACAAAATGTTTGGATACTGTAAAATTACGCTTAGTATTTTCTTTATAGATATACCTCGTGTAATTTAGTAAGTGGCTTTCGCAATAAGTTCTCTTGTCATTAATAGTCAGCATCAAATATCTTTTTAACTTCTTTTGCGCGCTCTGGTGTTAACTCAACTACTTCGTAATTTAGATTTTCTTGTAATACAATTTGCTTAGGCATACCAAAGTTATACTGAAAGAATAATTTAACCGCCCAGTCTTTGCCATCTTCTAGCGCTGATTGTAGTGCAGCAAATGCTAAAGGTTCAAGTGGTGTTAATTTTTCAATTAAACTTTGCTCCTCTGCTTTACTCTTGCGACCTGCGTTTTCTCTTGCTCCTCCAGCCTTACCCATTTTGATATATTTTGATTATTCAATTACTTACTTTCGTCTATTAAATCCTCTAGCGTTTTTATTAAAGCGTCTACCGTTAATTTGTTTTGCTTTATTAATTTTAAATTTAATATTATAGCTTCAATAGTGGCTTTAATTAATTCATCTTTCATAATTTTTATTTTTATTTATTTGCATACGGTGTAGGAATCGAACCTACCCACTCGGTGTTGGAGACCAAGTCGCCTACCTTGGAACATTACCGCATATTTAATTCATGCAAAAACTACACATTAATAACGACGAATATTTAATATTGTAACTTATTGGTAGAAAGTATTGCCTAAACACGCTCTTATGTATTCTTAATCTAATCATCAAAAAATCCTGAAAAGTAAAGTAAAACCATAATTATAACGTAGATATTTAAAGTGTCTAATCCATCATGACGACTTCTTTTTTTTCCGTGCTCTCCTAATCCAATACCTAAAAATAAAGTAAGTAAGAATACTAATATAATTTTTGCTATCATAATTTTTTATTTGCTTTTATCTTTGCTTTCTTTTCTATTCTACTAACTGTCATAAAGTTTATTTTGTAACGTCTTTCTATTTCCCTTAACGAGTTATCGTATCTAAGTATTAATATCTTTCGCTCTTTCCAGGTTAAGCAATCGGGAACTTTGTAAATAGTATCGGTTTCTTCTTCTTCTGCTGCTAAGTTTGCGCTTAATTCGCAATGCATACGTTTATTCTCCGACTTTAACCAATCTAACCAAACAGACTTTAAAGTGAAGTAAATATAAAAATCGTTTAATTCTTTTTCGTAGTCTTTTAGCTTAAGATACATTTCACTTACTATGTCATCTGCTAAGAATTGGTCTTTGCAAATACCTCTCGCCATCTTTACCCACAAATCGTGCTTTAAACAAAGAATTTCTAACATAGTAATAAAATTAAGTTATACAAATATAAGTTAAAAATGTTAATATGTTAGAAATATGATTTTGCGTAATTACCAATTTTTACCTGTGAACCAATTTTTTTCAAACTCACCTTCTATAAAGTATATTATTAAATAACCAAGTATGGTAACTATTGGAATAAACCAAAAAACAATATCAATGCTGAATACCATTTTTCTTTGATATAAATACTTGTTCATCCATCTGGATATGAATATATTTACTAGATATAGTGTTATTGAAATTAATACTATCATAATTTATTTATTTCTTGTGAAACTTCAATATAGTAAAGTCTTTTATTAACCTTTTCTTGTGTGTTATTAATGTAAGGTATCGTTTTTAAAATCGCATTAACTGTAATCAGCGCGCATTGCTTTGCTTTTTGTTTAATTATTATATCACCATCCATTGATTCTTCTGAAATTACAACTAAGTGTAGGTAGATAATT